TTAAATTCAAATCGTAATTTATTTAATGTATCACCTGCTGCTATTGATCTATCTGCCATTCTTCATCTCTACTAATAAGTTTTTTATTTCTCTCATTTCGTTTTTTAATTCATTTACATCTCGAATAACATCTCTCACTTCATCATCTTTTTTTGATTGTTTTGCTTTTCTCGCCATATAACGAGCATAAGCATCTGAATCTGTATTAATAATTGCTTGAGATTTTAAATCTCTAACTAGGTGTGTATGTCCCTCTACTTTTAGTTTATCTTCCATAAACTATACTGCTAATGCGATACCTCGCAGGTCTTTAAGTAGAGGCGGATACGAACTGTTTGTTCCTGTTAATACTACCTTTAAAGCAAAAACACTAAACGGTGGTAAATCACTTACACTAAATTTAAATTCTTTAAAATCATTATCTGTTTTTGCAGGATCAGGTTGACTATCTGGTGTGCCATCATCATTGAAAGCACGCCATGCTACATCACCTAATTTTCTCACATCATCTACACTCGTTGCTCTGTAATACATTTTAATTGCACTTGTTGATCTTACAGCAGCAGATAATCTTATATCTAATGCTGTTGATTCATTCTTTAATATGACAGGTCTTGTCATATATTTTGCGGGTGCACTACCACCAGTATTTGTAGTTTCTTCAATAAAGTCAGGTGTTGTTCCTGATATAGGATTAAACAATCTGTTTTGTATTAAATGAGCACTTAATCTTTTTGTATCAATAATAGGAGATACATCTTTCGTGATAGTTTCTCCATTTAAAGTTAATTCTAAAACAAAAGACTTACTACCTGACATCTCATTTGTTTCATTGATTGCAGAAGCAACCATGCCCGGTGAGGTCATATAATAATCTTGGTTTAATGTTACACCTATTGCATTAGAAGTTGACGCCAAACCATATTCTGTTTCACTTCCCTCTAATGTTCTTCCACCAGTTTTTCTCATTTGAGCAGTTAGTGTTGTAAATGGTGGAATAACACTACCAACAACTGGTTGTATAACATCAAATAATATATTTCTTGTTGCTGTTACTGTTGTACCACCTATATCTCCAGTAGCACTTGCAGTATCAGAATTTGCTGCTGTTATAACATAAGAATCTAACTTAATATCTTTAATTGTTGTGTATGTGCCGTTAATATTTGTTGAAGCAATACCATTCAATGTTCCTGAAGGAACACCCGCAATTGTAACATTTGCTGATGTGCTGTGCATACCATGATTTGGATGATGAACAGTTATATCAGCAGATCCTGAAGTTGTTGTTAAAGGATTTTGTCTTAAAGTTTTAACAGGTACTTCATCATTGACTAAAGTTACAGTTCCTGTTTTAGTGGTATCAAATTCAGCAATACTAATTTTAAACTTAACATCTTCCATTTGTTCAGGTGTCCAAGTATGTGCATTTTGAGATTTAAACATAGATCCTAAAACTGGTTGTTTTGAAACTAATCTACTATCATCTAAAGTTTTTTCTCCAAGTCTAGCAGTATAAATTGTAAAGTCATCAACATTTGCAAGTGCCACAAAACCATATTCTTTTCCTGCTTGTAAGAAAACAGGACTTGGAAATGTAAAGGTTGTTGCTGATGTGCCGTCAGTTGATGTATTAATATTTGCAGCTGCAACATTGACTTCAGCAAATGGTAAAATTTCTGTGGTAGGAATACCATTAACAATAGTTCTTAATTGCATAGTAACTGGTAGAGTAGCAGATTTTGCTGAGAAGAATAAATCAATACTCGTTACGAAAACACCATCAGGTCTATCTACATAGAAAGATTGACATATAGGGTCTCGATAAGTTGACATTGGTGGTCGACCAGACCTATTTTGATCAATCCCATTAATCATTACTCTTCCAGGAGGTTGAATAGGTACGAATCCATCACCACCCCCGCCGCCGCCTCCGCCGCCGCCTTGTTCAGTTATGGTACTTGTTGTTCTTCTTTGATTTCTTCTTGTTATTACTTGTGTTTGTGATAAAGCCTCTCTACTAATATTTGCTTCTCTAGTCGAAACAACTGTGCCTTGAACTGTATTCATCAATCCTTTTGCTACATAATCTACTTCTGCTGATGTAAACAAATCACCAGTAAGCGTGTTTATAACACTACTAGTTAATCTAAATGTTCTAGTTCCTGTTCTCCATCTAGGATTTTCGTCAACCGTAGGATCAGGAATTGCAAAAGTTCCTGAAGCAGATCCATTTGTATCAGTTGTTAATGCAGCACCAAGTGAACTTCCTGTTGGTGTAACATATTCAGATACAGCAATACCATCAAAGAAAGGATAAATTCTTGTATCTGGTTTCATACCAGTTGCAGTAAATGATACTGTTCTTGATCTTATAAATTGTGCAAAAGCAACATTGACAACTCTATCACCAAAACTTGTTCTTACAGTTTGAGGAACTAAACCAGTACGAATTCCTGATCTTCTTTGCCCTACTCTTTGTTCAGTTTCTATTGTAGTTACCGTTGTAACTTGATTACCATTTCTTGTTGTATCTGTTCTTCTATTTGCATCTTGAACAGCACCTGCCCAACTATCATTCCAGTTATTCCAAACAGTTCCTAAATTTAAATCTAATACCCCAGCTGAAGAAAGATTACTGAATACATCAAAAGTACCTGGCATATCAATAACCATATCAGGTTGTCTTTCTGTTTCAAACCATTCATCTATTGGTGGATCTAAAACTATATTACCTACAAATCCTTGAGTATCATATGGATTTAAATTAACTGTTCTCGTAGCATATGGTTGTTCTATATAAGTTACACCTGAATATGGTAATGTAATTAGATCACCAGTTTTTTGATAGCCAGCAGTTGATCTTGAAGCATCAGTTGCTGCAGTTGTTGTGTCAGATTGTCTTTCTACTAATGCTATATTATCTTGATGAAACGCAGGTCTCAATTCACCTTGTGCCATATCCATAGATATTGAATAATCATTATCAGCGACATCACCTATACCGTGTCCTGTAAAGTTATCTACTATGATACCATTTTTAAATCTATCAAAACCATCAGCGTCTTGTATTTGCATATTTTGTGCTTCTGCTTCTAACAAAGATAATTGAGTATAGTATTCAACATTTTCTAATCGTTGTTCTAAACGACCTATATCTCTCATTGTATATCGTCTATTATCAATTCTTTTTATTTTTACATCACTCGTATTAAAAGTATATGCAGGAATAAAAAGATCATATAGGTGCATAGCATCATCCATCATTTCTGGTTGTTGTGGATCTATTTCTGATTGTCCTTTTGATATTTCAAAAATACCTGTTTGCGATAAAAACACTTTATCTCTACGACTTAAATAATATTCTAAGTCAGCAGTAATATCTGTATTGATTTTAGGAAACTCTATTGTTGAAGCACCAGTACCATCAAATGATCTATCTTGAGAACCAGAGTCTATCGTTGAAGCATTATCAACTCTTGGTCTAAAGTCTAAAGTATCTCTCAACTCAAATTTTTCTCCAGTAACATCCGAAGTATATGCTGGTATAGAACCATAATCAAAACCAGAATAACTATCCACACTAAAGAAGTTACCAGCGCCATGTTCAAAGTAATCAAAGTTGACAAGTAGTCTACCAGTTGGTGCTGCTTTACCTACTTTTCTTACTAGACGAGCAACATCATAGAAGTTATCTCTTTGACCAGTATCTAAATCAAATCTATCTGTAATATCATCATCACTTGTTGTTGCGGCTGTACTAAAGTCAGCAGCCATAAATACACTATTGATTTTATGAACATCTGCTTTTCCTAAATTAATAACAGTATTTGTTGCAGCAAGTGCTTGTGTATCAATTGTAACTGTTTCACCAGTTGTATTTGTTTTTGTTTTTGCACTCACAACAGATGCAGATATTGTCGCTAACACTTTAATTTTACTACCATTAAATGTGCTACCTAAATCTATTGCTAAAGTTTTACCAGTTGGTGAACCACCAAGAGTGTAATCGCCAGAGTTTGTAAGGGTTATAACATCTCCAATTTCTCCTGCAGTTGCACTACCACCTTTTGCCATTACTGAAACAGTAACATCTGCTTCGCTGTGTGCTGTAAATATTTCGTTTGTTCCTGCTGTCAATGTTGCAGTACCAGAACTTGAAAGGGTTGTAACAAATTGCCTTCTTATCTTGAAACTTGTATCACTAATACTATTATTATCCTCGGTCAATAATGTTTTAACAACATCATATGGTATTTTAAATAATGCTCTATCATTCTCAGCAGATTGAAATTTTGTTCTTGCTCTATCAAATGGTTTACTTGTTACAGCTGTTGTTCCTAATCCAATAGAAGTTTCTAATTCATTATTAGAAGCGATACTTTGTACTATCCTTGTAACAGTTGTATTTGAATCATCTACAAAAGAAATTTGATCACCTATTTTTAATTCACTTAAAAATCTAGTATTAGAACCAGTAATTTTATCTGCTGACGAAGCAGGATTTTCTAAACCTATTGCAATTACAGCGTCACCTGTTTCGGTTGCATCCTCTATAATTATTGAATCGTTTTGACTATCCACAACTAATGGATCGCCATCAGCTGATACTTGATGAGCATCCATAATGATACTACCTGGTGAAGCGTCTGGGTTAACAGTTGAAATAACTCCAGATAATGTTTTTACATCACCAAAAGTAGAGGTTAAATTAGCGTTAGCAGTAAAGACTGGACTTGAAGTTGATGAAACACCTTTTGTTTGATTAAATGCTTTTTGTTCAAAACCTTGACATCCATAAGCATTGAATTGAACAACAGCAGTGTTACTAGATGAACCACCTGTTGCAGTTTCTCCTTCATTAAATTCACCCTTAACATTTGATAATACAACGATTGTATGTGCAACTGTTCCACCAGATGTCCATGCTGAATATCCTGTACCATTAACAGCAGTTGGTGTTGAATTTGATGAAGTTGAAGCTTTAAATAATTCTAAAGTCGTTGCAGTTGGATTTTTTACAGTATGAGTAGTATTGATTTGTGTCATACCGGCCGCACTTGCGATTACTATTTGTTGTCCTTCTTTGAAGTTATGTCCAGCAGACATTGTTACGACAGGAGGTTGAGCAGCGGTAACACCTGTGATATTAGCAGTCCCTAAAATTGTTAAACTTTCAACAACAGCAGTAGCACCTGATGATCCGCCTGTTAATGTTTCTCCTGTTGTTAATGCGCCTGAAGCAGCACCATTAACATTAAGATGAGCAAACATCACCACATCAAAAAGATAATGTTTGTATGTATTATCTGTAACCAAAGCAGATGACATGAATACGTCAGAATTAGCACCAGAACTGTATTCTATACTTCTAGTTTTAGCACGACCAATATCGTGAACTGTACCATCGTTGTTTGTTAATTCTGTTCCTCTAGTTGAATGTTCTTGATCAACTAATCGAACTTTTTTATAAACCTCTGATTCACCAGATACAAATCCAACATCTGGTGTTCCAAAAACTTGTGTGATATTTACGAAAGGTATTTGAGCAAATCTAGTTACCTGACCACTAGCACTTTCAAAATCTCTTGCTTTACTTACATCAATAAAAGTTGTTCCTATTTTTCTAACTTCATAACCTTTTACAAATGCTGAACCAGCAGAGAATCCTATTGCTAGTAAAGATTCAGAAGCATCAACAGCACTTGTTGTCTGCTCTCCGGCAGAATATATTCCACGATTGTTAGCTGCTTTTAAACTTTCTCTAACATCTATTTCAAAAGGAACAACAGTATAATCTCCACTTTCAGCAAAAGTTCTTCTTGCTAAAGTATCTTCAATTATATTGTATTCTGTTTTTTCTATTTTTGTTCTTAATTGTCCTGTGTCAACTCTAATCAATTCAACAAAACTAGCATCTGCTGTTGATGTTAAAGAAAGTTTTGCTAAAGTTAAATCTATTTTAAATCTATGGGCACCAGTTGCGTTTTCATTTGATGAACCAGTTGCATTGTCTAATAAAGATGTATCATCAGTAGATGTTACAAAAGTTTCTGTAATTGTTAAACCAACTCTATAACTTGGTTCGATGGAATATTTTTCTAATATTAAAGTTTGTTGATCTATATTGACAAAAAAACCATTTATATAATAAACACCAGCATCAATGTATGCTGCAGATCCTACATCAGTTGTATCACATACAGCAGTTTCATTAGTAGAAGCATCACTTGTTAGTGTTTCACCATCAGTAAATGTACTTGAAACATTATCAGTGCCAGAATTTCTATATTTTACAAATAAAGTATCTGGATCAGTACCGTCAGTTGCTGAAACATTTAATACATCAGCAACAACACCTGAAGTGCCACCTGTTAATTTAGTTCCTGTAAAGTTTGCTAGTGTGCCTGTGAATGATGTTAATTTTACTGCTTCGTATCTTAAATCAAGGTGAACTTGACCAGGAATAACCATCGCACCATGTTTAAACATATGGTCGCCCATTTGTTCAATTTGATTTTGATTAATAGATTGTTGAGTTGTTAATTCTCTTGCTTGAACAGCAAATCCTGGTCTATATAAGACTCTATGAAATTTTTTACTTTCAGCAAAATCATCATAGTAAGGACTAACATTAAAATCAGTTTTACTTGGCATTATATTCCTTTATTTAAAATTCAATAATTAATTTTACGTTTTCTGTTTGGTCAGATGCCCTAGTAATAGGACTTCTTTCTTCCACATAAATCATATCTCCTGAGTCATATGCTAATTCTGGATTTGCATAACCAGAAGTAAAATCTACTCCGTTTGTTGTATCTGAATCACTCGTATCTGGTGTTGCACTTGCACTTGAACTTTGTCCTGTGATTGCATTTGCACCAGAGAACGCTGTTAAGTTTCCATTACTATCTGTTCCGACATCTGGAAATCTAGTCTGATAATAATATAAAATAAGATTTGTTGAATCATACTCTACAACTTTACCTACA